GTAAATGATTGTGCTAGCAGAATACTTAAGACCACTACCACCGCCCATCTCTTTCGTAGGAACGTAAGCGCCAACAACGTCATAGGTATGATTAGTAACTAACATGGGAATGTTTGCTTTGCCAAGTTTCAGTGTGAGAATTCTAAACACTGATTTGGTTAGCTGTGCCTTGGTCATGTCACGAACATTCTTGTCGTTGGAAGCATCCTCGACTTCTTTATTGGTGGCAAGCATCCCAAGGGAATCGAGAACAAACATGAGGGGCTTACGCTCCTCTTTTGGTTGCTCCATGTATTTATCAATGATTCTGACGGCCTGTGTTCTAAACTCCTCAATGGTATCCACAGGGAAAATAACCATACGCTTAGAATCGATTCCTCTGCTTTCAATCATCTGCTTACTAATGGCAGACTCAGTTTCAAAGTAAATGACTCCAGCGTTAGGATCAGTATTGAGGAAATTACGAACGACACTAAGACAGAAAAAAGTCTTTCCCGTGCCCGATTCTCCAGCAATAGCCGTAATTTTATTTGAGGGAATACCCCCAAACAAAGATCCAGAAACCAAGGCATTAAATACGTAGCTGCCAGTATCAACGAAAGATTCAACGTCGCCAGCAGCAATGCCATCAGCAGCAAGGGCAGCGAATTCATTTTTACTATCCTTAATTACTTGTTGCAAAAAATCCATAATTCTCCTAACTAAAAAAACTCATGAGCGACACCTTTCGCTCAGCATCCCAGCCAATACATTCTAGCACATTCTTGAGCGGTTCGTAAAATGACTTTTCTTGGATAAGAGGGTACTTATGAGTAAGGTTATTACTCCGTACATAGTGATTATACAATAATGCACCTCTGACCTGAATAGGCGTCCTCTCTCTATAAATCGATCCTTTAGATCCATATTTTTGTAATCCATTACAACCTCTAGGAAAAGCAATGTCAAGATAGTTTTGTTTCCGAGTATCTTCTTTTATCTGCTCAATAAAATCAATGAGATCATCATTAGTTTGATTAATGATAATTGTATATGCCTTGTACAATTTATCTCGGAAGTATGCTGGGGTGGAAGATCTAGCGGTTTCCATACCACAGATTTTCATTTTAGGTTCTTTATATCGAACACCTTCACTATCCCATACGTTAAGAACATAACGTTTCTTGGCAGTCCAGAATCCACGGTTAGCAATATTCTCCCGTTTCATCTTCATCATCTGAGCATAAGCATTTACATACTTAGCCAATTCTTGGTAAGAACTTTCAATATACTTTTCAAGTTCCAAATTACAGATCTTGTCAAGGAACGAGACAATGCTTTCATCAGTTTTCTCTCTGCCTTTGAATATAGTTTCAACCAGAGGACCCAGGTTGAGGTACATAGAATCAGTATCACAAGCAATGACATAATCAAAATCCTTAGTTTTTAGAATCTTGTTGAGGTATTCATTTGTTTTCTTTTCAATCCATCGAATTGAAAGTTGACCAGAAAGAGTGATTGCCTCAGCGATTTCAAGTTTGTAATAACGGAAGTGTTCGTTACCGATAGCACCATAGGCAGAGTTGAGTTGAATCTTACGTGCCATCTGAATGTTATTACAGCGGGCAATCTCTTTCTTCAACTCAATCGACGGATTGTTTTCGTACTCCTGCTTGGCAGCCAACATTTTCTTTTTGTAGATAGTACGTTCCTCATAGATTTTTTCCATGAGTTTCGGCAGGAATCCTTGATACTCAGTTGTATAAAAAGTGCCATTAGCACAGAGAGTTTTTCCAGACAAGTCACTCAGATCAATCTCCTGATTCAACAATCTATCTACATTGGCATGGGGGTGTCGTTCTGGAAGCAGTGTTTCTGGAGACAAATTATATTGCATGATCAAGTGAGGATACAGACTATTCAAGTCAAAGTTCACAACCCAATCATACATTCCTGGAACTGGTTCTTTCACAAAAGCGCCAGCATACTTATTGTCTTTACTACTTTCTTTCTTGGGTGGGATAGCAATATTTTGTCTAGCAAGATAAACATAAATGATATTATCCCACATACGAACTTGAGAATACACATCCTCAAAATTCACCTTAGCATCGTATGCCATAGTGAATGCCAGTTCAAGAAGTTTCATTTTATCATCAAGACGATCTACCAGGCGAACGTCATGAATGTTGTACTTAACAAATTTATCCCAGTCTTTTGTATAGAACTCTTTGAAAGTATCAAACTCAGAGTGGTCAAGTTTCTTTTCGTCGAGTTCCACAAAAGCGATGTGATCAAGACGATATGATTCCTGGTTTGTGTAAGTAAACTTTTTATACAACTCTAAGTAATCCAGCGTGGCAATGCCCATGAGATCATAAGCAAAGTTCTTACGACCTTTGATGAAAATCTCACGAGCCATTGTATTCTTCCAAGGAGAAAGAAGACGAGCCTCTGCTTCTCCAATCATACGCTCAATCCTACGATAGATGTATGGGATGTCAAACAACTGGACATTCCATCCAGTGATTACATCAGGATAGTTTTCCATCCACCAGTGAAGGAATCCTTTCAGCAATCCAGTTTCAGTTTCAAAGTGAAGGTAGTTAACTTCTTTATCGTCGTTATCATATGGACGAGAACCAAATACAGTAATACGTCCCAGATCACTATCTTTAATACTGATCAAAAGAATCTCTTGGTCAGCGGATTCGATATCAGGAAATCCGTTTTCGGCACCAGTCTCAATATCCAAAGTAAATACACGGATCTTGCTGGTGTCGTATTTCATTTCTTCATCAGGATATTCTTCAAAGATATACTGATTTAGAAAGCGAGTCTGACCGTAGATTTTGAAATCATCAATATCTTTATGGTCTTCAATAAACTGTTTAGCATCACGGATGCTACCCTGTTTAACAGGGCGAACATTTTTTCCGTCAAGAGTTTTCCACTCTTCCTGTTTGGCAGAAGGAAGAAACAGTGTTGGATTAAATTGTACTTTATCTTGAAATCTTTTACCATAATCATAACCACGTACAAGAATATTATTTCCTGATTGTTCAACACTGGTGTAAAATTTCATTCGTCAAGTTCTTCTTCAGTAGGGACAGGTTTTTCTATTTCAACTAGGCCACGATATTGGTTGTAAAGAAAGTCTGTCGGTTCAGCAATCAAGCTTATCTCCGATGATCTTACAATAAACTCCCGTTCCCTAGAGTGCTGAGGGAAGGGACCCAAGCAAGTCCCCTCGACTTCATACGGGTATTTTAGCACACAATCTGGATCTCCGAACTCCACATCAGGAATTTCTTCAACTTCTGAAACGATCCAGACACCAGCAAAACGAATTAATTTAATTTCATTCATTTGTAACTACTTCTGGATTGATAACTTTTTCAATTTCTTCTTGTTGAAGTCTAGCATTCTGATTCATGATTTCAGTAAGCTGAGCAATCTTGGCTCGATAAGCTTGCTCCAACCCAGCATCGGGCACACCGATTGCCATTACAGAATCGTAAGGAATTTTATATTGATAGTCTACCGAATAAGGACACCACTTACTAAATTTAACTTGAAGATCTTGCTGAGAATTTTCTGTGTCTGTAGCAATAAGAGAAAGTTCATAAGGATGTACCATCAAGAGGCACACACCTTTTTTGTTTTCGTTTTCTCCATCAAAAACTTCTTTAAGATCACAAATTAATTGAGTACCAGTTTTGAGTACCAAAATTGAAGCATTAGTGTTTTCCATATTTCTCCATTAAGAATTCAAGTATTATAGCACAAAAAGAAATGGGGGTCAAGGTTGGATTTTGCCAACCAGACCCCAGCGCCGACGATATTCGTTATTATTTATCTTCCGTCAAAAACTTTGGTGATGATACCATACGACCAATGTTGTAAACAGTTTTCTTTTGATGTTCTGGAACAATCTTTTCCAATGAGATTGTTAGCAGTCCATCCACAAAATCTACAGAAGATATTTTGACATCATCTGAAAGTTGCCATGAGTTGCTGAAGGATCGTTTGGAGAGACCTTGGTGTAGGTAAGTTCGTTCAGTATCTCGTTTTTCAACTTTAGAGGTAACTCGGAGAATGTTCTGTTCAGTAGAGACTTCGATCTCCTCTGCTTTAAATCCTGCCAGAGCGATTTCAATTTCGTAATTGTGGGCATCGTGTTTGATTAAATTGTAGGGTGGGTAACTGGTATTATGTCCAGACATTGCCTCAAGACGATTAAAAATTTCGTCAAGACCTACTGAGAATGGGGAATAAGTATCCCAAACATATTTAGTTGCCATTTGCTTTCTCCTTAAATAAGCGAGTATATTTGGACCCCGAAGGCATCCAATATAATTTAGCACAGATCACAAAAAATGGTAGGGTGGTTTGCCCTACCATTATTGTTCGGTCATCAGTATCGTGTAACCACGATTTCGATACCAATCCAAATGAGCTTTACCCCAAGGAAGCAAAATCCAAACCACACGTTTATCTGGGGTTAGAAATTGAACCTTGACCGTTCTCATTCTGGTTTTTTCCTACCAATATTATATTTGCTTTCTAAAGTCCACTCATCTTTCTCTTTAAAAGAAAGCACTTTAATTTGATTGAGTGGAGCAACATCTTCAATCTTTTCTGGAGTTACCACAGTAATAAGACCCCAATCAGAAAGTAATTGAATAATACGATTCCTACGCTGAACATCATTCAGTGAAAGATTGGTATGCTTACCATCCAAAGCAAATAGTTCTTTGAAATGAACAATGTAATATCTACCTTGCTTATGAAGAATGTGGCAAGATTGATAGATCTTTTTTTCTTTTCTGGAAGCAACACCAGCTTTTTTTATAGCTTCAAGTTGATCAGTTGTGAGAATTTGTAATGCTTCCAAAGCTTTGTTATGACTATAGCCATAATACTCTTTCACCAATTCAAGATTCTCAAGTGTTTGTTTTTTAACCCAGGGACTAAAACGTTTCCTTGGTTTCAAACTATTTATATAAAAGTCAAATTGAAGTTTCTTGTCTAGATGAGCATTCTTGTTCATCTCGTTAGCATACAGAATGGTGTCTGTAAATGACGACAAGCATTTATTAACAATGAAAGGAGGATAACCTTTTACTGCTTCCTGATCATCATCAAGGATTTTCTTTTTTGATTGATTAATGGCATTAAGATAATCTTTTAGTTCGTACTTCATCCAAATACAGCAGTAACACCCATAACTTTAGCGTTAGGATTTCGAGCAAGAGCAACTTCTTTTGCTTCTTGGTAATCCCTAGCAATCACTTCTTCGTGAAACACACGACCAGCGACATACAGTTGAACACGACACTTCATAATTAAATTCCTCCTTCGGTTTCATCAATCATAAACTGGTACTGGGCACCATGGTTGAGGATAGTGCCAGTTCCTGTAGTGGCATAGTCAGGCAAATTGTATTTAAGAAATTCCCTGAAAGTCATTTTCATTTCTTTCTGAGTCATTCCACAATGCTCTGCCGCTTTGGGAAGGTTCATCGTAGCACGAAACAATCCTTCATTAGCCTCACGAACATTCTCTGGAGTAGTTTTTACTTTCATAAGATTGACACTCATTTAAATACAAAATAGCTTTTTCCAAACCAGCAATATTATCACCTAAGTAACCCAACCCCCTATTACAATTATTACACAACCACCCCCTAAATTGATGAGTTTCGTGATCATGATCCATCTTTAATTTTTCTTCTTTTTTTCCACATAGATCACAATTAGCTGGCGGTGGCGGAGCATTTTTTCTAGCTAAGTAAGTTGACTTACCAATTTTTCTTTCACACTCTTTACAATGGGTGTATAAAGTTTTTTCTATAGGTTTCCCCTCACGCATATACTCGGGTCTTATTCTAAATTCAGAATTTTGTTTAGTAAGACCACAGTTACGACATGTTTTCATTTAAACTCACATCCCATCATAATTTCAGTTAAACAAGCAAGAAGATTAATCTCTTGATCAGCAACAATGCTGATGTCCCTCATGTACTTGGCAATAATTAAAACTGCCTCTGGGATAGAAGGACCTTTAAGAGTGTCATAGAGAGCATCATAGATCTTCCTCATGACAATAGCAGGATCGTTGTCGATGTTATCAACAACCCATTTCTTAACGGTAGTAAATTCTTTGTTCTTTAGCGACCGTACCAGATCATCCAGATTAATGTCGGCAATGTCAACAAGAATAGAAGAATCAATCCGTCCGTTGGCACTGTGTCTCTGGGTTTCATTGAGTAGTCTCCTCCAATCTGGATAATAACGTCTGATCAATTTGATCAAAACTTTGTCATCATATTCAATTTGGTTTTCGTCAAGAATATTTTTGAGACGAATAAAAAACTTCGCCTGAAGTTTGTCAACCTCTTCATTCTTGATCTTAAAATCAATTACCGTACAACGAGAGTGTAGGGGATCAATGATTTTGTTTGGAAAGTTACATGTGAAGATAAAGCGGCAGTTGCCATGAAACTCCTCCACAGCCGTCCTGAGCGAGAGTTGGACATCGCTAGTGGTGTTGTCTGCCTCGTCAATAATGACGACCTTGTGGGCTGCCCCAGAGGTCAATGAGACAGTTGTGGCGAATTGCCTGACCTTGTTCCGAACCGTGTCAAGAAAGCGCCCCTCATCAGATCCGTTGATCACGATGTAGGAAGCGCCAATCTCATCACAGATTGCTTTAGCAACAGTGGTCTTGCCAACACCAGCAGAACCACAGAGCAGAAGATTTGGAATCTCTTTCTGCTCAATAAAACCCTTGAAAGAGTTTTTAATATTCACTGGAAGAATACAATCCTCAAGAGTATGAGGACGATAT